AGGCGGAATAGTTGAGGTTACTGCATTATAACAGAACCATGAGGCTGATGCGGAACCAACTGTATCATTAACTAAGTAAGAAGTGCCTGAAACCCATATACCTCTCCATAATAACCCTGCCGGTGTTGCTGGTCCATAACCACCTTGATCGCCTTTGGCACCCAAAGTTCCCTGAACACCTTGTAACCCCTGAACACCCTGTGTTCCTTGTGTTCCTTGAATACCCTGTAAACCTTCTGTTCCTTGAATACCCTGTGTGCCTTGCCCTTGTACACCCTGAGTACCCTGTGTGCCTTGATTTCCTTGCAATCCAGTAGCAACACCTGTTATATCACTTAATAATGCAATTGTACCACTATTATCAGGTAAATTCCAAGATTGTGTGCTACTAATTGTAGCACTAAGATATCCAGAAAAAGTACCGTTATTGTAAATAAGTTCTTTACTAGTTAAAGTTAAATTATTATTAATATTGTAAATTATTAATGGTATACTACTAGTATTACCTTTAGCTGTAACACTATCTAATGATGGAGCCGGAAATGTAACACCAGCTATAGCATCATCAACATATAATTTAACATCTTTATCAACCTCAAACGGTACTTTATTTCTCAAATAATCAAGATAATATAATAATTTAGGCAAAGCCACAATAGCTTCAGCATTACTATTAAAATCTATAAGTAAAAAATCTGTTAAAAAAGAAACCTTTATATTGTTATTTTGAACAACTATCGATTCTATTTTAAACGGAGATAATGCCCAAACAATGATACCTTCTTTATCTTTTATAGATAATTTAGTATCACCTGCGTTAGGAATCTTAATGTAATCTAAATAATTAAACCTTGCCATATTCCTATATATTAAATATAAAATTATTTACTGTACCAATTATTAGTATTGTACCCATTATTATTATTATCTCTATTTGGAATAAATCTATTCTTCCTAACATTTAATAAAGATGAATAATCCGATAACATATCAGTATATTCTCTATTTTTTAAAATATCATTAAAATAAGCTAATGTGGCAGGATCTGCAAATTCATGCGCATAAGACTCAACCATTTCTCTAAAAGCAAATTTAGCAAATACACTAGAAGCATTTACTATTGACATAACTGTATCATCATTACCAGTATCAGCAGCATATCTAATATTACCAGAAGGTGTTATATGTTTAACAAAAGTTGTTATCTCATCAATATTAGTTACATTATTTATTATAAAATTCTTTTTATTCATATTATCTTGATAATCTTTAACCAATATCTCTTTATTAGAACCAACTTTTATACCAATTCTTTCTTCTTCTGAATCTATTCTGTGTTTATATCTAAAGAAAATACTTGAACCGTATTCATTGTGCCCATCAAATAAGTGAGGTAAATGTGCTAAAAATTCTCCGCCATAAGTATTGTATTCCAATACTGTCTTAAAATTTTCTGGATTAAAATATTCATGTGATAATACATAAAATAATTCTGCTAATTGCTTAACTGATATAAGATTTGATCTATACATACCAAATTGTTGTAAACAAAAGAAATCTGATAAAAACACAAATTCTTTTTTATGTGCTTCTATTACTTCCATTGGTTTAGGAACTATCTTAAATATATTTATTATAGAATAATCTTGTCCTAATCCTTCTGATATATCAATAGAATAAATACCTCTTATTTTATTTCTATCCAAAGGTGAATATATATTCAAATCATCAACAAATTGTAAATCATCATAGCTGAATCTCAGCCTTCTATCAAACTCAAAAGAAGGATAATGAACATAACCAGTTTTATTCTTAATTAACGCATCAATTAAAGCCTCATTTAATAATGATCTGGATCCATCGACAAATCTTAAATTAAACTCCTGATTAAACGCATCTTCACCACCGATTTCTTTCATTGTTTCCTCTTTCCATGTAGTAACAAATGCTAGTTCGTGCATGAAATATTCTCTATCATTCTTAACAAACATAAATTTCTTCACTTCCTCTGATGTATAATGTTCGTTAAAAATACTTATAACATCTTTCTCTAGATCCGGATTATACACCATACTTACTTTACCAAGTGGAAAAGCGGCAGAAACTTGTTCAAATATCTCTTCTTTAGTTATACTTTCTGGTTGAGCCTGGAATAATTTATTATCATATAATCTAAAATATGTTACGAATCTACCTTCAACTTCATACCAATATATCATTTTTGATTTGAAGTTTGTACTTAATGGATCACTTTCAGGTCTTTGCGCATCTATCAACAATTTATGAAATAAATTCATTCCTTTAGGTGTTGATGTTATTATTATTTTAGAATTTTCAACCGCAGCAACAGTAGGGTACACAGCGGTATAATAAGGTCCGATAATATTTGAGGGAATATGTGCAAATTCATCTAGATATAGAAAATCTATCGCAAAACCAATTGCGGGTGTCTTACTTCTAGCAGCAGTTCTTATTTTACATCCATTTTGACAAACTATTGTTTTTTGGTTCCATATTTTTATACCTACTTTTAAGAAGAAAGGCAAAAGAACATAGATAGATTTAATCTTATCAATAATTTCAATTGTTGTATCTCTTAAATTAGCCACAATCATTACATTTTTATCATTATTAAATAATATAAAGTGTAAAATTGTTATAGCCGCATTGATTGTTTTTCCAGACTGTCTTGCCGCACATAATATCACACGATTACTTTTAAATAAATCTAATATATCTTTCTGATATGGTCTAAGTTTTATTGGTCCAATAGAACCATCTTCTCTTTTAATTTTACAATATTTTTCCGCAAAATAATGTATATCAAAGGCACATTTAAAATATTCTTCTGTTTCTTCATCTGTTCCCACAAATGTTAATCCAGCTCTTCTAACTCCCACTTCTTGTTTTAACCAAGGATTTTGGTATCTTTTTAATATAACTCCATTACTTGCCTGCTCGGTTAGTTCATCTATATTTTTTGAGGTGAATACAAATTTTTTGTTATCATCTTCATCTTGTTTTCTAGCTGTTGCCATACGAATTGTGTATTTTAATATATATAATAAATAATCTAGTGTACCATGCAATATACAAAATCAGATAGAACCAATGGACAAAGGATTTTCGACACAGAATCATACCAAACGAGTAAAGTGGAGGATCTTCCAAAACTTGGCGAAGTAGAAATATATGATTACCAAAAATCCAGGCTTAAAAAAAGTATAGATGATTATTTGGAAAAACAAAAAAATAAATATGGAAAAGAAAAATGAAAAAATAAATAGTCTTCAAGAGGAATTTAATAAAATTCAAGAAGAAAATAAAGATTTAGATGTTAATATGTATCTGGCTAAAGTAGATGATCTACCGGAACTTGGTGATATACAAATATATAATTATGATTCAGATATTGAAGAAGTAAGGGAAAGAGCCAGTAATGTATTAGGCTCACTTGTAGACCTATTTTTAGGTGATGTACCCAGTGTTATAGAACACCCTTATATTAAAAATAAAGTGCAGGAAGACGCATTAGTTTACGCAGAAACGCTATTCTTAACTAAGATGACTAGAAAAACTTTTATATCTCAAATGAGAGCAATAGATAATGGTAGTAATGGTGCTAGAGAGTACGAAGTTCTTAATCAAACCATGGGACAAATGCGTGAGAATATTAAATTCTCTAATACACAAAAAACGGATATTGAAAAATTCTATAAAGATATAAGAAAAGATCTTGGAATTAATGAGGTTGAAGTAAAAGTAGTAATAGAAGATAAAGATAAAGAAACAGATTCAGATGCTGGGACAATAATGGATTCAAGAAAATTAAATGACATGATTTCTAATGCTTTAAAAAATAAGGATAAGGATAAACCTAAATCTTAGGTTTAAAGTTTTCAAACTTTTTAACATTAGATAAAGACAATTTAACTTCGCTAGTAATAAATTTATTATATTTATTACTAGCGATTTTATTTACAACAAGAATTGCCTTATCATCAACAATATCTTCCTTTACGACTTCTCTTAAACCCAATTCAGTTTTTAATAGAATTGTCCTTAAAAATGAATTAATTTCACTTGTCATTTTTAATGTATCAAAATCATCATCATAGAAATATAATTTAGAATATTTATTTGTTGGTTTATCAATAAAAACTTCATTTTTAATTTCATAGCCAACCAAATGCTGTAAACATATTGTTCCTTTTTTGAATATAACATTATCATTAGCGCCATTATAAAATGTCTCATTCAAATAATAGAATTTCTTAATTAAAATACCTTCATCTGCCAATTTTTCTAATAACCTATCAATCATTATCTTATAATTTCTCTCTGTATTAATAGAACATATTAAATAAACATCATCACTCTTATTCTTTAAATGCGAAATAGCCTCATAGTTAATATCATATTTAATGTTTTCTATAATATCCTTATTTAAGAATTCCTGCATAGATATAGCTATATCCGCAATACTAATTTTCTTATTCTTAGCAATAACTTTTATTTTATTAAATAATACATTAGGTAACCAAAATATTTTACCATTGTATTCTAATTTATTACCTTGACTTTTATATACACCATTTTTAATCAGATTGAAATCTGATTTATTCAATTTAAGCAAAGGAATATTGGGGTTATTCTTATCAATAACCCAAGGTTTTGAATCGATTGTTATCAAAACATCAATATCGAATATATGTCCTATCATTTTATTATAATCCTCTTGTTTTTATTTGACACGCACTACCTAATTCTTTAGAATCATATCTTGGTTCATTATAAGTTCTCCATTGGTCTGTCCAAGATACACCACCTGATGTATCTTTGTGAAAACTACCACATTTAGGACATTCACCCGGTGGTATATCTCCCTCAAATACATATGATGCTCTGCACCATGCGTTTTTACAAATACTTCTATTTTCCATATTGTATATATTAAAAGAAAATGACCCACTTTTCAGTAGGTCTTTCTTTTTATTTTATATATCCTTTTTCTAAGGAAAATTCGTACAAAGTAGGTAAGTTCAATTTTTTAATAAACTCATTTTTAATATCACCAAATGTTTTGGCTTTATTTATTATATTTATAATTGAAGTTCCAAATTCTTCCTGATATGATAGATATACTTCAGACCAAGATTTATTATAATTTTGTTTTGTTGCCCATTCTCTATCACCACCAGATAACCAATATAATGTTTTGTCTGGTGCTATATTGTTTGTATCAATATTAAATGTTGTATTCAAAAATTCTATGTCATTTAAGCCGAAATTTATAAACATTGCTATTGCTTCCGATAGATCTGATGTTAATTCATTTTCAATTTCAAAGAATAATTGGTTATTTAATTCTTTGCTAACTCTAATCCTATTAGAGTTGTATATAACTAGTGAAGTATCTCTCTCCTTTGTTATTACTTTTTTCTTTTTCATAAAAAAAGCGTGTTTTTTTTTATATCCTTTCGGATTGTTTACTTTTTAATACCACTCTTCCAAGTACCGTTGAAATTACCACCCTCCCATATGCCGTTATCCCATACACCATGAAAGAAACCGTCTTTCCATATACCATACACCCAGTGCCCAGCATAAAAAATTCCGTTATTCCATATGATTGTTTTATTTTTGACTTCGATGTCTGCATTTTCGATCTCGGCATCACATAGCCAACCTAGATTATTCTTTAGTAAAATGTTATCGACTTCGATATGATTGTTGATAATCCTATCTCCTACTTTGAATTGTTTGAATCTCATAATAAATTTTTATTATAAAGTATATATTGAATTTTTATTCATGTAATTTTCATAAGTATGGATTTTTGATTTATTTAAAAATGATAAATAAGTATTTAATATATACTTGAAATTGTTATATTTTAATGAGGTATATAAACACTAGAGCAGCTTTTTTAGGCACTGTTAACGAGGCATTTGTAAATGATATTACTTGGGGTGGTTCACTTTTAGGTAGATTAGTAAATTCTGTAATTAGAGAAGCCAAAATAGGCATCAACTATGCTAGAGTTGGTTCAATAGCCAAAGCTATTGAAAAGGAATTAATGGCTTTAGTAGCAAAAGGTATGAGTCCAGAAGATCAAGCAACAATAACTAATATAACTGCCAAATTTTTATTGGAAGAAATTTATAAAACAGTTCACGAAACAGAAACATCAGATAGGCAAAAAATTGAACACCTTGTTGGACAAGGCGAAGCTAAAGGATTGATAGATGAGGCGCTAGCTTTCATTAAAATATTATCAGATGATGTTCAATTGGGTGCCGGTGATAAAAAAACTCTTATAAGCAAATTAGAAAAATTTAAGGAAGAACTTAAAGCTATTGTTTTACCAACAGAATCAGAGGAAGATAAGAAGAAAAGACTTAAAGCAGACGAAGATAAAGAACTAGGAACTGGCGCACAAGCACAGATAGGATCAACACAAAGCCAAGGTCAAGCCGGAGCTGCACAAGGTCAAGCTGGAGCTGCACAAGGTCAAGCTGGAGCTGCACAAGGTCAAGCTGGAGCTGCACAAGGTCAAGCTGAACAAGACAAAAAATTGGGAATAGAAGGATCTAAAGAAGTGGGAACCAAAGGTGAAGAGCCTAATGAAGAGCCAAAGACTGAAGAACCAAAAACAGAAGAACCAAAAACAGAAGAAGAACCTACTGGTGATGGTAGTGGCGATGATGATAGAGGAGATACATTTACACATAATGGTAAAAAATACCAAAGAAGGACTAAAGCTAAACCTGAAGAAAAAGGCGAAGATTACTTTAAGGGATGTACAAATAGACAAGAGTTAAAAAATACTTATAGAAAATTAAGCAAAAAATATCACCCTGATACAGGTGGTGATACTGCCGATATTGAAAAATTCAAAGACATTTCAATTAAATATAATAAGAAATTGAAAGAGATTTATGAATCCTTAAATATATTATTAAGTTATTCCGATTTCATGTCTATAAATGAGGCTGATGAAGTGGTACCAGCAGTGGAACCAACTGAACATGCTAATATTACACATACTCCACCCGAAGAAAAAGGCAAAACTATATCTACTGATATTACGGACGAAGAAGATAATACTAAGGATAGTGTTAAGAAAGTATGGGATCGCAATTTTAAGGAAGGTGAACATAAAGAATGGGAAGTTAGTAAAGAGGAATCTAAAAAAGAACAACAAAAGTTCGAAAAAGCTAAATTTCAAATTGATTTAGTTGATAAAAGTGGTGAACACGCTAAAGATAGAATAATCAAAATAGCCAATCTTTTCGGAAAAGCTTATAAATTATATACAGTACCTATAATACCATCTGGTAGACCAGGTGGTAAAATCTCTAATTCTACATACAGAGAATATATTTATGTGGGTAAGGGAGATGCTAAGGTACCAGGCAAAGAAGAAGGACCTGGTTATGGACCATGGGTATCTAAACTGGTTTTCAATAAATTCTCGGAAGAAATTGCTAGTTTTATCGAAAGAGAAGAATTAAAAAAAGTATTTAATAATGGAGTTATCAAAAGGTCTGATGGTAAACCTAATCAACCAGGTAATGTTTTGTTAGAATTTATCAGAAATATGATAGATGAAAATACATTACATAGTTACGATAAAAATAGATCTGCATTACTCACTAAGTATTTTGGATTAGAGTCTGCTGCGGGTAAAGTACCTTCTGATGGCGGTGGTGGTAAGAAACCAGATGCAATAGTTGCAACAGGAAATGTAGATTGGAGAGAAGTTTCGCCGATAGATGAAAGCAACACAAATGTCGGAGAATTTATAGCTATACATTGTAATTATTTCAGTAAAAAAGAACAGAAAACTAAGGATAGAAAGTTTATTTGTGAAATAATAATGAAACAGGATAAAAAAATACTACTTAAATGGCAGAATGATAATGAATCAATCCCTGTCGCATATTGTGGCATAAAATATCAACCAGTATTAGCAGGAACTAAATCTAATACACCTGTTAATATAGGATTGATAGATTTAGGCAAAACTCCATTAAATGAAACAAAAGAATTCATAATGGTTAGCAGAGATATAAATAAACTTACAGAAATTCCAAATGAGAATGTATATACACCTCAGAGAAAAGGTACAGCTAGAGTTAAGGTAGGTGCTATGTATATTCTTTCTAAAAAAGATGAAAAGGGTACATACACGCCTATTATAAGCCCAGATTTGGATAAATTAGATAAAACTATAGTAGAGCAGGATATTAGAATTCCTAATATAGCTACTGTATTTAGTGAATTAGAAACTGCATTAAAAAACACAACTTTAACAATTAGATAATGAAATACATAAAAAGGTTTAACGAGGCATTTGATATTAAAAAAGAAAATCCACCAGTAGAAGTGGCATCCGATATGACTTCTTTTAATGATACAGAAAAATGGGTTAAGGATTTTAATACAAGAAAAGGTATTTTAGCAAATATTTACATGACTTACAAGGATGATGTCACACCTTCGGAAGAATCTACACCTGTTGATCTTTATAATAAGTTAGTTGCCGCTAAATTTATTAAACCATCTAATGTCAAATCTAAATTAGTTTTTTTCAACCCGTTATTTAATATATGGGGTGAAATATGCAAAAAGAATAGACAACTGAAAAATGCTAATACCACGCTATCACAGAAAAAACAAGATATTGCTAATAAACAATCCGAGGTAGCTGCAGGAACAGGTGATGTTACTTCTGCCAACACAGATATTGAAACGGCAAATAATGATATGAAGGCACAGCTTGATAATCTTACAGCAATTAAAAAGGAAATAGCTAACCTACAAAAGGCTTCCGCTGATGAAATGAAAAATAGAGTTACAGCTTTACAAACTTCCAAAAAACGTATAACAAAACTCGATACACCACCAACACAGTAATTTATAAAAGTTGCCAAAAAGTGCTTTTCGATAATAATATATATGTTAAATATAAAAATTAAAGATTATTATGGCATCACTACAAATTGGTAAATATAAGAGACCAGGTATCTTCATCGAGGAATACGACATAAGTGTTATTGCAAGCCAAACAGTTCAAGGCATAGTAAACACAGTAATCGGTGTTTCTAAGACTGGTCCTGTAAACACACCAATCCTTATTACAAATACAACTGATTTACAGAATATTTTCGGTACAATTGATAGAAACTTAGAGAGAAAAGGTTCGTTCTTCCACAGAACAATCGCTCAAATGATTCAGTCAAGTCCTGTTTATGCTATAAATTTGTTAGCAACAGATGATACACTAGATAAGATAGAATACAAATCTCTATCAGTAACTACTGATAAAACAAATGATGTAGTGAAAACTGGTGCATATAGAAGATTTTTCAACAACACAGGTTTTTGGAAAACGGATGCTGATTCATTCTTAACATTAGTTTCGACTAATCCAAATTATGAAGATAGAGTTTTGAATTTAACAAACATGTCTAGTAATTACATAACAGCTTTTGTATTTAAAAGTACAATTACAGGTTATGATGTTTCTATGATAAATTGGTATGGTTCAGTAGAATTAATACCTACTTATGTATATCCAACAGATTTTGTATCTGATTATATGGTAGATGTTGTGGTAGTAGCAGGTGATTGGTCTAACTATCAAGCTTTATCAGTAGATCCAAAATGGACAAAATATTTCGACTCAACTGGTTTGATAAAAACTCAAGTTAGTAATTTCACGAATGATGCTAATGTAACATTATTAAAATATTATCAAGGTTTAAGTTTAATACCTTATTTCAAGGATATTAATAATCAAAATGTTTTCATCGAAACTGTTATAAACAAAGATACAACCAAAACTGGTTTATTCTGCGCATTTAACATTGATTTGTTTGAAACAGATTTTCCTAATGGCAAAATTGACTTAATAGGTAACAATCTTGTTACTGATAATAGTCTTATTGATTCAGGTATAACTGATGTCGAATTTTTATCTTACAAAGATACTATTACTGAATCAGTAACATATATGGACACTAAATTAGATACTCCTGCTAATGTTATAGGTTTAGATGGTTCTGGTACTTTCAGAAGTACAGACATATTAAACACAGACAGAACTGACTGGTATTCAGAAGATATTGTTACAGGTATTTTCAGAAAAAACGGCACTACATTTGATAGCGCAAGCGCAAGTGTTGCTTATAACTGGAATAGTTTTGCATTTAATGGTACAGATACTACGCCTTACACAATAATAGGTGGTAATAAAGTATTAGTAGCAGCTACTGCATCATTTAAAATAAATGCGGGCGATTATGGTTCATTCTCAACTACTAAAAATTATTATGCCGCATTTAAGTTAGATACAACTGGAACAATTACAGCAGTAACTACACCTGCAACAGATACTTATCCAGCAGTTGACGCAACTGATATTGTACTTGGTTACATGTCATTAACAACACAAAATGGCGGAATGTTATCAATGACTTTCTCTGATGTTAACGTGGCAACAGCATCATATATCGATTTGGCATATGGTAGTGATTATACGATTACTTCTTTAGGAGTTAATAACACTTTCAAAGTAGAATTTTTATCTACTGCGGCTGTACCTTCTGCATCTAATTACGCACAATACAGAAAAATCAAAAGATTTAATTCTTACAGAAATATTTTAGAATCTGTAAATGTAAACGAATCTGTAATAATGATGGACTTTGGTAGTGGTTATATAAAAGTAAGTCTTAATGGAATGTCAGTAGGACCTATTGTTACTTCAACAACAGCAAATAAATCATTTACAATACAAACAAATTTAGGTTTATCAGAAACAGCATTTAATGTTGCAGTAACAAGTATGCAAACAGCATTTGTTATGTACTCATTGGATAATGAGCAGATATTCTCTGATTGTAAGATGATAACTACTGGTGCATTACCTAGTAACCCATTAGCAGGCTCTGCTTCTTATGGTATTGTAGCTAAATACTCTGAAATTTACAAGAATTTCTATTCTGGTATAATAAACACAGGTGATTATTTCTACGGAAATGTGAATCCTTATACATTAACTTCTCTTAGTTTTGCAGAAGTAAGTGGTACTTCATATATTGTTCTATCAGGAACATCAAGTGGTACACAATTTGATAAAGAAACATATAACACAATATCTGTTCCGGATTCAATATTGAATAAAGGCGCACATGTTATAAAAAACACAACAAATGTTGCAAATAGCGTTTTCGGACTTGACAACACATTCAATTATGCATACGCAATAGAAGGTTCAGTAACAGCAGAAACATTATACAGTGTTTCGACAATATACAATGCTGCTACTAAATATTACTTATCTATGTTCATAGATGGTTCTAATAATTTATCAGTAAAAATAACGGATAGTTCATTATCAACTTGGGCAGGTAATCCAGCAATAATATTGGACTACAATCAAACTATAAAAGTCAATTCTGGTAAATCAAATTATCAAGAATCTGTCGAAATAGTAATACCAGCAAACTACACACAAGTAGCAAACAAAGTATTAGTACTTGGTTCAAGATATGCTAATGTTAAGGTTGGAGATTATCTTGAAGCATACGTAGACGAAAGTTTATTAGTTGCGGGTCAAGTTCCAAAAAGATTAGCAAGAATAATAACTAAGAGAGTATATTCAGGTGACACTACATTAGTAGAATTAACTTGTGATACTAGAATTGCTACGAGTTTAATAGGTGGAGATTATCAGACAATGAGATATTCATCTTTGGATAATTATGTTACTACTTACAAAGCCATAACAATGAAAGGATTTAGAATCCGTGAAGCTTCATTGCCAGATGGTACAGAAGCAAGACAAAGTTCTATACTTAATTTAGTAGCAAAGGGAACACCTTTATTCAGAAGTATAACAAATAAAGAAGCATTAGATTTCAGATACTTGATCGATTCATTTGGTTTAGGTTTAACTGAATTATCTAAACAACAATTAGTTGATATTTGTGGAGAAAGATTGGATTGTTTAGGATTCCTTAATATCCCTTCAATGAAATCATTCAGAAAATCAAGTTCACCATCATTTGTTGATGCAGAAGGTGTATTACAAACTTCATTCATTGCACAAGGTGGTGATTTAGATAGTAATCCATCATTCTTATATAGCTTTGGTGAAGGTAGAGGTACATCAGCAGTTGGTTATTTCATGCCTTACATGGTTGCAGACGATAATGGTAGACCAATTGATGTACCACCAGCAATGTACGTAGCTACAACATTTATGAGAAAGCATAATTCAAACGTATCTTCAATAGTTCCGTGGACAATTGCAGCAGGTATCACTGATGGTAGAATCACAAACATAGCAGGTGTTGAAATGGACTTCGATTCACAAGACATAATAAACTTGAATGGTGCTATGATGAATCCGATTGTTATCAAGAAAAACAGAGGATGGTGTATTGAGACAGAAAATACCGCACAAGTATTGTACAAATCAGCATTATCATTCTTACATGTTAGAGAGGTATTAATCGAACTTGAAAGAGAATTAGCAGCAATGCTTCTACAGTTCCAATGGAAGTTTAATACACCTGACGTAAGAGCAGAAATTAAATTAAGAGCGGATGTTATCTGCGCAGGTTATGTTGCTAGAAATGGTTTATATAACTACTTTAACAAGTGTGATGCAGAAAATAATACTACAACATTGATAGACAATCAAATTGGTGTATTAGACACATACGTTGAACCAATTAAGGGAATGGCTATGATAGTAAATAACGTATCAGTTCTTAAAACTGGAGCAATTGCATCTGGAGGATTTATAACAGCAACAGGTGTTTAATCTAAGATAAAAGACAAAAAAAAAATTGACCTTTTGGGTCAATTTTTTTTTGTCTAATCTTTATTATTTTTTATCCTCATTTAATTTTTCTAAAATTTCTTTAAGTATTTCATTTTGGTTTTCTAAATGCTTGTGTATATTCTCTATATTAACTTCAGATCTTTTTGCTGTCATATAAGTAGCCTCTGCTCTAGCTTCAGAGTGTGCAGATTGTAAATTCTGTCCAATCATAATTAAAGGTAATAATATTAATTGTAAAAATGCGGAAGATATAAATTGCACAGCTGGCATTAAACTAGGTATTAAGAATGGCGACATTGATAATAAAATAGTGAATATAAAAAAGGGAAATGTACCCACCTTATTTGTTATCCACAATGCAATTTTATCGGTAATGGTTAATTGTTCTATGTGAATATCATTACCATTTTTAATAGGATTTTGAACCTTTATTTCTTCGGCTGTTTTAATGTGTTTATGCATTTCCCCCTTTATTATTTTTTAAAACTTCATCTAGATTTTCTTGATTAAAACCAGAAGTTAATGGTTTTTTACCAGTTTTCAAATAATCACCATAAAGATCATTATAATCATCTTCTGTATACATTTCACCAGTTACATCACTGTACAATACAGTCGTATCGTGTTTATCAATAGTATTTGGTGATTTATCGCTTGGGAATCCTGGACCTAAATTACCAATAAGTTCAGTTCCTGATATAGATTCCACAAATCTCTTAAAATTCTTTATTTTCATACTAATATCTCCTCAAAATATTCATCCTGGCTTGTTAAAGAATATTCATCCTTTGTTATATTATATGTTATATTATATAAGAATCTATCTTCTAATACAAATACACCATGCCTTAATGTCAATTTATACTCTTTTTTTTCTACTTTTATTATTAACTCGGATATTTTACCATCTTTGTCGCATAAATCACAATAAACCTTCTTTTTTTTATCAATATAATCTGAAATTTTATTACACGCCAAATTTCTAGATAAATAAGAATAATCCATATAATCACTATCCACTGTTTGATTATATAAATCCAAAAAACTATCCTCTCTCTTAGATAGGATTTCACCATCAGAAATTCTATCTAAAATCTTGTTTAACTCGATTTCCTTTATAGACTCTTTTAGAATATAATGTTTGAACCATTTTTTGATCATTTCTGCCCGATTTTTATAAATTATATATTAAATACTAAAGCAATGTAATTTATTAAGAGTCGTTTTTATTTAATATATATGAAAATGGACAAGAAAATATTAAATGCACTGAATGATATAACTATTGGGCTTGAAGAGTTAGCAAATGCTCTTAAAAGTAAAAAAACTGCTAGTTCAAATACTGCACAAGTGTTACAAAGTGGTAATTTTGGCAAACAAATAGAGTCCATTAAAGTAGGGTTATCTGCTATTAAAAAAGATACAGAAAAAATACTAAAGAATCAAGAAACTTTATTAAATATTTCTAGAGAAAAGAAATCTCAATCACCTTTTTTTCAAAATATAGGTGAGAAAAAAGAAAAAGTCAAAGAAGGAGTTTCTACTGTATTACTAATAGCTGCTGGTGTATTAGCTATAGGATTAGCATTTAAATTAATAGGCACTGTTGATTTCCTTTCGGTAATAGCCTTATCCGTAGCTTTGCCGTTAGTAGCAATGGCTTTTGTTAAAATATCTGAAATGAAAGGTTTGAAGCCAGCCGAAATGAAAAATCTATTTTTCGTTGTCGTAACTATGGCAGCATCTATTGCAGCAGCTTCGTGGATATTAAGTTTAGTACATCCAATATCAATAAAACAAGGAATAACTTCCATATTAATAGCTGCCACATTTGCAGCAATATCATTCAATATAGAAAAAATGGCATCCGGATTTGAGAAAATCAAACCAGAAGCTATCAAAAAAATGCCGTTTGTTCTAGTGTCAGTGGCAGTAGCTATTACCGCATCATCTTGGATCATGGGGTTAATACTACCAATATCAATATGGCAAGGATTAACAGCTATATTAATAGCAGCTACATTTACTGTAATGGCATATGGTATAGAAAAAATAGCTAATGGGATCAAAAATATAGAGCCTAAAGATATGACAAAAATGCCACTCGTTTTAGTAGCATTTGCTTTAGCAATTACAGCATCATCCTGGATTATGGCACTCATAGTACCTATTTCATTTAATCAGGGCTTAACAGCTATTATAATCGCCGCAACGCTAGCTGTAATGTCTTTAGCATTACCTTCTTTAGCACTTGCAGTTAAAACCACATCAATTAAAGATGCGCTACTAATGACTGCAATATTACCACTATTAGCATTAGCTATTGCAGTATCATCATGGGCATTACAAATGGTAGTCCCAGTGGATGCGGGAATATTGGGTAATATGGTTATTATGTCTTTAGCATTAGGAATATCATCAGTAATAATGGGTGGTACAGCATGGGTATTAGCTAAAATTGGTTTAGAAGCTATCGCCGAAGGTAGCATTGCTATTGTTATATTAGCTGGTGTTCTTGCATTATCATCACAATTAATTGCTTTAGGCAAATATGATAATTATCCGACATTAGAATGGGCTGCTGGTGTAGGACTAAGTTTAGTTGCGTTTGGATTATCTGCTGTTGTACTTGGTATTATAGCAATGTCAGGCATAGGCGCAGTAGCCTTATTAGCTGGAGGAGCCGCTGTATTGATTCTTTCTGGTGTTATAGTAGCGGCATCTTATATATTAGGCGCTGGTAGTTATGGTAATTATCCTACATTAGCTTGGTCAACTGGAGTTTCATTATCACTTGCAGCATTTGGTGTGGGAACTATGATGTTGGGTGCATTTATAGTAGGATCATTTGGATTAGGATTGGCTGTCTTAGCAGCCGGAGCATTAGGTGTTCTTGTTATAGCACAATCTATTGTAGATGCTTCCGCAATATTAGGCAAAGGAACATATAGTGGTGGTCCAACAAAAGAATGGGCGGAAGGTATATCATTAGCATTAGGAGCATTTGCGCCTGTATTTAAAACTTTGTTTGATAGAGGTATAATTGGATTATTTTCTAAGGGACCATCTGCACAAGATTTCGCAGATGCTATAACAACTGTGTCAAGTGGTATTGTTACAGCGGGTAAATTTTTTATGTCAGTTCCTAATATATGGACTGGTGGACCTACAGCAGAATGGGCAGCAGGAGTTGGTGGTGCAATAGGGGCATTTGCGCCTGTATTTGATGCTTTAGCTAAATCTTCCGGATTATTTGGAAGCGGACCTGCCCCGGAAGATATGATAAAAGCTATGCTTAATATATCATCAGCTATAGTTCAAGTTGGTAAATTCTTCATGTCAGTCCCTAATATTTGGACAGGTGGACCAACTGCTGATTGGTCAGCAGGTATAAGTGGAGCATTATCAGCATTTGCACCTGTATTTGATTATTTAGATAAAAATAGTCATTGGTATGGAAATGATGATTTCTCAGCAATAAATAATGCAATAGTTTCCATTGCAGGTGCAATGGTTGATTCAGCAAATGTGCTTAATAAAGGTAGTTTTGGTAATTCAATCCCTGAAGGATATATGAAATCTATGTCAGATAACATTAAAGTTTATGTAGATTTGGTTGAATATTTACAAGCAAAAGATATTGGACCTTTATCATTCTTAAATGTAATTGGTATAACATATGGATTATCTAAAATAGCTAATGGTTATGATGCTTTAAGTAAAAGTGTTAAATCATTAAGCACTTCTATAAATTCATTGGATTTACAAAAATTAGATTCATTAAAAACATTAAGCGGTAGTGTAGTATTATTATCACTAATGGATAAGGATCAATTTACTAAAATGATGGATGAATTAGAAGCTAAAACTGGTATATTTGTCAATATAATGGATCAATTAGGTGGTGCTGGTGCTGCTAACAACAAGAGTTTTGGCTCTATAAATTCAGTTAAGAATGGTTCTGCTACAACTGGAGGAGCAACTATTGATGATTTAGTAGCGGAACAGAGACAAACTAATATATATCTTGGCAGTATGGTTAAAAGCTGTAATACATTTGTTACTTTTATAGATGAATTAAGAGGTTCTAATAATTCTATTAAAAACAAAAAACATATGCAATAAAAAGAATATAATTAATATGAAAATATCATTTTTTAAAAAGATCAAACTATTCCTTCTTTACAGAAAAACACTAAAAGCGAATCAAGTTGAGTTGGAAAATTTATTCAATGTAAGAGTTGATAATGCTAGTAGGATGTACACTGTAATAAATTTGGAAGAGGATAACGAAATGAACGAAAACTACAATCTATCAAGATCATTTCTAGAAACACAATTTGAAAAAACACTAAAAGAACAATCAACCGTGTTAGCATCCTACCTTAACTCAAAAGGTCTTAATGAAATGTATTCATTTTATGGTGTAACTAAATTAACAAAATATAGTTTTTTAGTTATATACGGATTTTCTTTATTTAAATCGGATACTTTAATAGAGAAAGTTTATAGTTACCTAAAAGGTATTGGCGTTATTGCAATAATTTCAGTAATCTTCTACTTTATTGTTCAAAGTATGAATTCTTTCTAAACTTTGTTTCATTGTTGTATATAATTTGAAACAAAAACAATAACAATGAGCAAAGAGAACAAATTCTACGAGGTTTCTGACGAAACTGTAAATATTTTTATGGAGATAGCCTCCCAAAAATGTTTTAACGAAATATCATTCCAGTTTATAGGATGCGATACACAAAAAACTTTAATTAAAATATCAAAATTATCGGAGCAATATGAGTTCCTATTAAATAAACATATTTTGGTTAGTCTAAATGAATTGCTTTTACATAAGTTTGAGGACGAATCAATTAATATATTATTCGAACAAGAACTAGATAAGATTCATTTTAATATCGAAACCGCAAAGGTAAAATTGATCAAGACCGACATCAATACTTTCTCTACGTTAATTAAGAAATACGGTATCGAAAAAATCTCTAAGGCTAATCAGTTAGCAGAAATCACCGCAGAAAAGATGGTAAGTAATGATTTTGAAAATGATTTTATTAGCTAAGTAAACTAATCTAGAACATAACAATACAATAAATAACAAAAAATAATAACTATGGAAAAATTAATAAATTACGAGGAATTCAAAAGGCAACAAATTTCTGAATCAAAAGCCAAACTTGGTGGAAGTTTCGATCCAACTGAATGTATAGAAAAATATCTAAATTATATTGCTAATTATATCTCCAAAATGTAAATTATCGATTTCTTTATACGAAATAACTATTAAAGGAATATTGTTTAACCGACAATATTCTTTTTTTATTTCATCTCTTAATTTTCTTAAATTATAATTTTCAATACCTCCCCAACCTTCTATTATTTGATAATGCTGTTCTCCATTATACTCTATACATATACCATATTTAGGTAAATAAAAATCAAATGGTAGTTTATTTTTATACCTACAATCTTCATAAGTATATTGAGGGTTATATTCGATATTATTATCTTTCAGTAATTTTATTATTTTTAGTTCGCCTTTAGAACTTCTACAAATCGGACACCCATTCCCTTTCAGATGATTATTAGCAATTTGCTTAAATTCACCGTGTATATAACATTTTATATTAATTTTTGTTCTAGCATTTATATATGTTATACCAGTATAATCATATTTTTTATTATGAACGAAATTGGCTCTTTCTATAAAAATAGAAGTTGCCGATTTAATCGAACTACATTCAGGACAATTTCTACCTTTCAAATGTGAATTAGGTGTTTGCGAAAATGCGCCATGTTGTTTACACAAAATTATAACCTTTGCTTTACTACCCAAATAACTAACTCTAGAGTAATCATATTTATTACTATGCATTAATTTAGACTTTTCTATAAATTCCTTATTTGTTAATCTCCTCATTATTTAATTTATTTTTTAATCTATATCTATACTTTTTCTCATTTCTTTGACATTTATTATCACAATAACACTTATTCGATCTGCCTTTTATTTCTTCGATACAATTTCTATATTTACATTTCCTCATATAATATATATTAATTTTTGTCCTCCATTTTTGTTTTATTTTATAAAAAATAAAACAAACTACAATAAGCATATATAAGTTAAAACATTAAAATTAACAATATGAACGAAAATCAAAAACCAGAATATGAAACTCAGGTGGTTAAACCACAAATTTCCACATTTGAGAATGAACAAACTTTAAGATCTATATCTATCGAGGACGAACAGTTCTTGGATTCAAAACTTGAAGAATTAACAAAATTTGTCGAAAACAACCACGGCTTAGGAAAGACTGAGGCAGAGAAAGATATGCTATATTTTACAGCACAATCAGCATGGAAGGAATATGTAGAAAGGTTGAAAACTATGTCATATAATTTCTATCTTAACAGAAAACAATATAACTTTTTATCTAATCTTTTGGTTGCTAAATTGGAATATAGCGTTGATACTGTGTTTTTGGCTATCGAACTAACAAATATGTTAGGTAATTGGGAAATGAGTAAAGGTAAATCTAAAAATGATAATGAAGTTAAGACTTACACATCGGATGCAACTGAAATAACTTATATGTATCATTTAATCGCTAAACACACTGTTAAAGGATTAACTCACGATACTTATTTGTTCGCAGAAATTCTAAGAAAAATTGGATTTATCTCAAGAGTTGTATCTTATTACGATACTCACGCAAAAACTTGGAACAAAGATATTCAAGATTGGGCAAGTACATTTGATGCAGGAGTTTACGTAGAAGGTAAGCCATGGGGTAGAGTACCTGCTTTTGTAGCAGACACAACTGCTAACACTTTGGTAATAGCAAAGGCTGATAAAAAAGCAAAAAAGAAGGACGATTCACAAGACGGAACACAAGGTCCACAAGGACCACAGGGAGTCTAAGATTAATAATATAAAAAACCCCTCTAAATGAGGGGTTTTATTTTTTATATATAAAAGAAAACATGAAAATGGATAATAAAATTAAAGCAAAAAAATCTAAATCGGTCAAGACACCTATTTTAGAAGCACCTATTTTAGAAGATGTTATTACAACATCTGAAGTAATCATAGAACAAGAAGAACAATGGAACTTAGTAAAGGGAATAGGAGATTTAACAGAAGATCAGATCAATGAATTCTTAGCTAAGGCAGACACAGTTCATACATCGGACAAAGTAGAAGATACAGATGACGAACTTACCGAAGAAGAAAAGAATATTATTAATGATAATATCAACAAGAAATTTTTAGAAGATGCTTGTATATTTTTACAGGTTGAAGAAAAACTTTCTAAGGATAAAGAAGATGAGGATTTGAAGAAGAAACTTATTGCTGAAAATATCGAACTAAAGAAGATGTTAGAAAAATCCGGTAAGTTAGCTAAAATTAAGCAATACAAACCAGTATCTGTAAAAATGGACGGATTTACTTATGAAAAAATCAAGAAGCACTGTAGAGAACATAATCTTATAATAGAAGATTGGTTAGATATGATAGCCTTAAACGAGGTTAACAGAATAATCACAAGATTTGGTGACATACAATATAATAAATAATTAAAAGCCGCTAAATTAGCGGCTTTTAATTATTTATTATGCAAAAAATCCAGTTATTTTAGTTTTAAAATTACTGGCTCCTAATGTAGTTGGATCAATATTTATTGATTCTTTGTAATACAAATAAAAATCTCCTTTAAGCCTATTTTCATATAAAAATTTATTTATATCATTTTCAATTACCCAAGAGTGACATTGATATAATTTTCCACCAACAGAATGTGTATTATAATCTATTAAATAAACTTTTTGTTCTGATTTTGCCGGAAGACAAATTAAATTAATAAGCATTTTTTCCGACCATTCTCCTATATTTTCATTTATAGTCAAACAATATTTTTTTATAATATTATGCGCCTCACCAGAAATAGCGATTGTTTTTGGTTTAGATTTATTTTTTAACTTTAATTCAATTTCTTTTAATTTTTCTTTTAATTTTAAAATTTGATCATCTTCTAATTCAGGTATATCATTAATTTTATCCAAATTATATATGAAGTCGTCATAAGTTGGTTCTTTGTTTAGAATATTATCTATTACTTCCATTTTTAATAAATCACCATTAATACCTTTAATATTAATTTCAGCGTTAACTATATCAATTATTTTTTCACAATCCATTTTGTTTAAATTATTCATAATTATCATTTTATTTTATATATAATTTTTATAATTCTTCCTTATATAAAATAATAATATATAGAAATAATTATTTTATATATACTTTATGAGAAAATTAACAACGGAAGATTTTATTATTAAAGCAAAATTAACTCATGGAGATAGATATGATTATTCTTTGGTAGATTATATTGGCTCAAATATAAATGTTAATATAATTTGTGATCAGCACGGTATATTTGAACAAATAGCTAAATGTCATGTAAGTGGATATAATTGTCCAAAATGTGCAGGTAAATATCACAAAGACACTTTATATTATATAGAGCAAGCAAAATCAATACATGGCAATTTATATGATTATTCTTTAGTAGATTATATTGGCTCAAATAAAAAGATTAAAATCATGTGCAAAATACACGGAGAGTTTATACAATCAGCTAGGAAACACTTAAATAAACAAGGTTGTCCTAAATGTGCTCTTAATTTCAAAAAAGATACAGAACACTTTATTAGTAAATCCAAATTAATACATAACGATTTGTATGATTACACAAATGTAGATTACACAGGATGTCATATAAAAGTAAAAATACTTTGTAATAAACATGGAATTTTTGAACAAAATCCAAATAATCATCTTCTTGGTAAGGGTTGTCCAATATGTAAATGTTCAAAAGGAGAAATAACAATAAAAGAATTATTAGAGAAAAATAATATAAAATATAAACAACAATTTGGATTCAAAAAATGCAAGTTTATAAATAAATTATTATTTGATTTTTATTTATTAGATTATAATATTTGTATTGAATACAATGGAAAACAACATTACGAATCAATAGATTATTTTGGAGGTGAAAAATCATTCAAAATGCAAATTATAAAAGATAACATAAAAAAGGAATTCTGTCTAAATAACAATATTCCTTTATTAGTTATCTCATACAAAGAGAACACCGAAGAAACACTTACTGATTATATTGGTGTATTAATCGGAGAAATTGGAGAAAAAGGACCAATAGATTCTATAGATGTTACTCCAGCATATAAATCATTTAATCCCCTAATTTCATAATTTTTCTTAGAAGTATATGATGCTCCATAACCATTACTACTACAAACCTCAATTGTTATAAATGGATCTATATTAGAATCTATACTAAAATTATATGACGGTGATGGTGTTAAATAATCAGGTGCAACCGATGCAGTATAAAATAATGTATTATTAACTGTATTTGAATAAGTTACCGAGTCAATATATCTGTATTCTGTTATACTCTGAACAGGAATTAAATCTTGCTGAACCCAATTACTTATACTTAACCAACTATTAGTTTGAGCAGGTGTAGGAACTGACATAGTTCCAAATTGCACAAATGAAGATTGTGTACCTAAATATTCATAAGCATATTTATTATAATTAACCATATTACCATCAAAATACTCAACATTAGGACTCCAAATAGGTAAATTATCGTAAGTTCTAGGATCCAATAACATATTGGTGCTAATAATAGACATATAAATAATACTATAATAGATAACCTTATCACCCAAATTATAAGTAGTAAATGGATTCCATTCCTTAAAAGTTTCATATGTTCTTATAACAACACTAAATTCAGAAGGTAATGAGCCTATTTTAGACGCTACAAAATCAATTACCACATTATAAACAGTAGAACCACTATTAACAGGCATTAAATAAGCTTCATTTATATTAAAATCAATTGGTGTCATAGAATCATATGTATTAAAACTTTTAACTGAAAAAGATTTATGTGTAATATAATTACCACCAACAAAATCGGCTCTACCAGTAATATCTAATATTCTATGTGTTATAGGTATAACTTTTCTTTCTAACCAATTCTTTAATCCCTGTAATTTTATTATAACATCTTGTAAAGAGTATAATAAAACATTATTGCCTTGTTTGTCTGTTATATTATAAGTTAAATTAAATAAATTTGTCTCTTCAAAACTAGGATTAGGCATTGTATGTGCAATAAAATCCTTTACAGTCCACCCAGATACACTATTGTCAAATATATCAGGTATTTCTACCTTAAATAGTTTAAAGAAATTTGGTGAGTTTATATCAATATTTCTATAATATTCATATAACTCCAAATCATTATAACCAAAATAATTTATAGCATTTATAATTGCTTTATAAGAGCCTACATAAGGAAATATATCATGTCTAACAATAAGCATTTCTTTTCTCTTTTTGTTCAAAT